GTATAATGCGAATATTGTGTAGAACTCTTTTTGACTGCTCGGCCACTGGTGTCACAGGACACTATAGACCCAGCCAAGTGCCTTTTCAGGATGGTGCAGGCAACACAATTGAAAATCAAAATGCCTGGATGTTTGCCAGGAATCAACAGCGCAACTGGGAAACACTCAACCAGTTGATCAGCCTGCGTACACAGGTTTTTGATGTAGAGCCAGTGGCCAGTGCGTCAGGCGAATGGCGTTTTGAATTCTCTGTAGAGCATGCAGAAGTCTACAACACTGACCTGTCAGGACTGATTGCAGAATGCGCAGGTGTACCCATGCTCACAGGTCTTACTGAAACACTCACAACTCAATACACACTGGTAACAACAGGCCCTGATCAAAACATTTGGTTTGAACCCATAAATAAATGATGGGAGCCTATAATGGACACAACTGATATTGAGAAAAAGAGTCTTGAAGCGCATGTTGAATTGTGTGCCGAGCGATATAAGTTACTTGAACTTAAATTAGAGACTCTTGAATCTAATGTTGACAGTTTAAAAACCACCATTAATGAAGTGCATGATATGGTGCAAATAATGGCAGCCAAACGCAATGATCAATTGGTCACTTGGGGATCGGGTATCATTGGCATGCTGTTGGCCACTGTTGGATGGCTAGTCACAACGTATGTATTTAAATGAACAAACAACGCAAGCTAGAAGCCTTTGCCGCAAAAGAACTAATCAATTTAACTGATAAATTGATTGTGGATGATGGCCGCGGCGGCATTATTGCATTTGGAAAATACAACATTATTCCCGCAGATTACAAGTTCCGAGTTGAAATTAAAAATCAAGATACCATCTCTTTTGGTAGCAAAAAAAGTGCTATCAGTTGGTGCATTGCTGATCAGCACAACCAAAACAATCTAGCACGATACATACTCACACTAGATACCAAAAAACATAGCCTAGCGGCGGATATACACTGCCGTCAAGCCCTGGCCAATCGTAGCAATCGCGAAGATTTCTACGAATGTGTTTCCACCAAAATTCAAAGCAAGATAGATCGTCTGTCAGCCTTGGATGCCGAATTAGAGAAATGTTTAATTTCGGCTAAATATATGCAAATTAGAGGATTCTCAAATGAAACTGCAAGAACTGGCCGCCCCGTCGCCAACAAAACAAATCGCTAAAGTTTTCGAAAGTTACTTTGGTTCTAACATTGAATTTGACCGCTTAACATCGCGTCAAACTCATCACCTGTTGCAACGTGTGCAAGGTTTGCTACGTGAGCATCGTTCAGGGTCTGCTAGATATCAAAGCCAACAAAATCCTGGTTACCTTAAACTGGTAATGATGGAACAGGCATTGACAACACGCATGGCCGAAGAAGCCATTCCTGTTGCTCCAGTTGCTGGTGCCGCACCAGGAGCCAAGCCTGCACAACCAAGCACTGTGCAAGTTAAGGATCCTAAACTTGCCGCTGCCTTGAAGAAGAGTACTGCTGGACAACAATTAAATCCTGAAGAACAAAAGCTAGTTGCTGGCGCTGCCATGATGCAGGCCGAAAGCCGACTACGTCGCGTGATGACTCGCTTGAATGAATCAGAAGTACAACAAGCTCAAGTGGTGTTGGCCGCACAAGACATGGTTGACAAAATGCAAGGCATGTTGGAAGACGTAACTGAATTACAGTTCAAAGAGTTGCCAGCCTTGGTTGACTCTATCAAGAACCAAGTGGGCATTGATCAAGCCACACGATTCAACACAGATGCCACAGCCGCTCTTGCTGGCCTGGTACAAAACTTACAAGGTGCCAAAGCTGCCTTGGATCAAGCCCTGGGCGTGGTAACAGGTCAAGCACCTGCTCCTGACGCTGGCATGGCAAGCCCAGCACCTGGTGCAGTTGATCCAGGTGCTGGTATGGCCGCTCCTGCTCCAGACATGGGCGGCGAAATGCCCCCTGAAATGCCTGCAGAACCAGAAGCAGCCGCAGGCGGCGCTGGACTGGGCCGAGCACGTAGATAATGCGATTCCGTGAATTTATAACGGAATCCACAACACCCAGCTCCGATGAACTGTTAGGGCTGGTCAATTTTCTTGCTGGCCGTGCCGACGACGAAGGTGCACAAAAACAAATTTCTCGTGATGCATTTATTAGCCTGGCACAAAGCCTAGGTATTAATGTCACACCAGACAACATTGAAGAAATTGTGGGACAACCTCCATTGAGTGGTGTACTAGAACCCATGACTCCTGATGCACAAGAAATCATATTCAAAGGTGCTGGCGATCCAGCTGAACCAGTTGCTATGCCTGTGAACAAAGCACAGGACATTGTGGCCAATGCTGCCAAATCGGCAATGAACAAATCCCGCGGCGTTTAATCAAAACTGTCAACATTTGGTTGACTTTAGGCGTTATATATAGTATAATAACTTAAAGGAGATCACTATGAAAAAGATCTTAATTTCACTAGCATTGTTAATGGTCACTGTGCCTGCACTAGCACAACATTGGCGACATGGCCACCACGGTCATTATGGCCATGCTAGATACTACGGCCATTATGGTCATAATAATTGGGTCGCCCCGCTGATCATTGGCGGAGTAGTAGGTGCTGTTATTGCCAATAGACCTGCACAAGCAGACACTATAATTGTGCAACAACAACCCATCTATGTGCCACAAGAATCTTGCACACCCTGGAAGGAAGTGCAAACACCCGACGGTAGAATCTACCGCGAAAGAACCTGTACACAATAATATGGCATATTCAAACAAAGTTGTAGATCACTATGAAAATCCCCGGAATGTCGGATCTTTTGACAAGACTGATACTGATATTGGTACTGGTATGGTTGGCGCACCTGCTTGCGGTGATGTAATGAAACTACAAATAAAGGTACAAGACGGAGTAATCACAGATGCACGATTTAAAACGTATGGCTGTGGCTCGGCGATTGCGTCAAGTTCGCTGGTTACTGAATGGGTCAAAGGACGCACACTTGACGAAGCGGCAGCGATTAAAAATAGCGAGATTGCTGATGAGCTTGCCCTCCCCCCTGTTAAGATTCACTGTTCAATACTTGCGGAAGATGCCATCAAAGCGGCAGTAGAAGACTATCGTAAACGGCATTAAATGATTAGCATTGATGACATACGAGAAATCAATATTGAATTGAGTTCACATTGTAATGCCAGATGTCCGCTGTGTGTGCGGAACTTTCACGGATTTCCGCACAATTCGGGCTATGAAGAAACTGATTTAACGCTGGCACAATTAAAAGATATTGTACCAGAGTCTGTGGTATCGCAATTGGATCATGTGATGGTCAATGGCGACTTTGGAGACATGTTGATGAATCCTGAAACGCCAGAAATTCTAGCTTGGTTTCGTGAACACGGGCGTAAAGATTCAGCCAGGTCTGGCCTAAAAATTGATGTGTTTACCAATGGTGGAGCACGTGGTCGTGATTTTTGGCAAGCACTTGGCTCACTAGATCTAGATATAAATTTCTGTATTGATGGACTCGAAGACACACATCATTTGTACAGACAAAATACCTTGTACGAAACTGTGATACGCAATGCTGGCTATTACATAGCGGCCGGCGGCCGCGCCCACTGGTGCATGACTGAATTTGATCACAATCGACATCAAATTGATCAAGCACGTGAACGCAGTAAAGCCTTGGGCTTCCATAGATTCTTCACTAGATACACCGGAAGAGATACTGGACCTGTATATGATCAGAATGGACACAAGGTATTTGTGCTCAAACAAGAATCCTCCACAGGATATACATATCCAGAAATAATGACCACAGAATGGGCTGATCAACACAATAGAGATATGCCAAGTGTGCCCAAGCGTGAACTACGTTGTGAAGCATTAAACACGTGGCCTGTGAGCATTTATATTGCTGCCGACGGCACACTGGATCCTTGCTGTATGATTGGTAACTATACCAAGCCCGGCAAGAATTGGGGGCAACACGATTTAACAGCACTACGTGGAGAACAATCCATTACCACCTTAGAAAAAAACATTGCCTGGTTTAATCGTGTGATAGACACTTTTGGAACTGATGATCAATTGAACGTTTGTAGCACATATTGTGGAAAAAAATAATGGTTAGTATCAACGACATACGAGAGCTACAAATTGAAATCAGTTCCATGTGTAACGCAAGGTGCCCCATGTGCATGCGTAACTATCATGGATTTCCTTACAATCTTGGTTATAAAGAAACTAATATGACCTTGGAAAAAATCAAAACAATCGTGCCTGAGTCTGTGGTTGCGCAATTGAACCATGTGTTAATAAATGGAAATTTTGGTGACCTGGTAATGAACCCAGAAACTCCTGTTATATTGTCTTGGTTACGTGAGCATGGTCGACAACCTAGACCAGGAAAACCTGGATTAATAATTTCTGCATTCACCAATGGCGGAGCCCAAGGTCGTGAATTTTGGCAAGCCTTGGCAGCCACGGGAGTGTATCTGGAGTTTTGCATCGACGGCCTTGAAGACACTCATCACATTTACAGACAAAACACAGTGTTTGAAACAGTAATCAAAAATGCTCAAACATTCATTGCCGCTGGTGGGCATGCAAATTGGTGCATGACTGAATTTGATCACAATCGACATCAAATTGATCAAGCACGTGAACGTAGTAAAGCCCTGGGATTTAAAAAATTCAATTTGCGAAATCATGGTCGAAACTGGGGTCCGGTATACAATCAAAACGGACAAAAAGTATTTGAACTTAAAAAAGACACCGGTACAA